ACTAAACGTGGATCTATACCTAGACGATTCAGCATCAGCAGGAATTATCTCGGCAATCTGGGATGCAGCAAACAGCGCACCTGACACATCACTAGCGTTCACTTTTGATGTCAATGGCGATACTTTTGCTGGCAACGTTTTCCCGGTATTTCCAACCGTTGGTGGCGCTGCTACTGACGTATTGACCACATCTCTCAGCTTCGTTGTTGAGGATGGAACAGTAACCCGAACATAATCGAGAGAACAGGGCAACCCTTATGAAATACGAAATCACTACACAACAGGGCAACAAATACGAAGTGCATGACAACAATGCTTGGCTGTGGATCGAGATCGAAAGAGAACTTGGATTTACAGTTAGGCAGGTGGCCCAAAAGATAGATGAAGGCTCGCTGGATGTAATCACCTGTATGTTGTTTAAGGCTGCTAAAGCCCAAGGCAAAACACAGATGCCAAATCAGCAAGCATGGGTTACTAATGAGTTTGAAACTTGGGATGTGATCGAGGAAAACCCAAAAGAGAACTCGCAGACGGACTCGTCAGAATAGCGGTTACAACCGGGATTCCCTTGTCTGATCTGTACCAGTGGTCACTCGCTGACATCAATACCGCTTTACAACTAATAGCAGAAAGGAATGGACATGGCTGAAAGAGTAACGGTTAAGATCCAACCTGACGCTAGGGATTTGAGAAATCTTTACAAAGCATTTCGCGAAATGGATGAAGGTTCAAAAAACGCTTTGAAGGATGAAGTTACCTCTATCAGCGTATGGTCAGCAACTGAATTGCAATCAAGTTACACAATGAATCCAAAACCAAAACAGGCTCAAAAGGTTGCAGCTACAATCCGCGCCAATAAAGACCGAATACCAAATGTGACTATCGGTGGCAATAAACAGCGATTTAGCGGTGGGGCAGTATCTGGCCAAGTATTATTTGGCTCGGAGTTTGGTGGCCCAGCACCTTTTGCTAATGGTGGTCGTAGATTCCCAGAGCGATCCGATCGAGAAGGTCGAGGAAACATTGGCTATGGCATTTTCAAAAAATTAAAAGACATCCAACCTCGACTTACCAGTGAATGGAAAGACGCGGTAAAGCGTCATGTCATAAAGAAATGGGATGAAAATGGCTGACGTTAGAACGCTCAAACTCAATCTATTGGCAGATGTAGATCAATTTAGCCGAAGCCTAGATCGCGCTGATAATCAAGCGAAAGGTTTTACAGGCAATCTTAAGAAGTACGGAAAGATTGCGGCTGGGGCTTTTGTAGCTGCTGGCGCTGCGGCTGGAACTTATGCTATTAAGTTAGGCATAGATGGCGTGAACGCGGCGATTGAGGACGAGCAAAGTCAAAAAACTTTAGCCAAAACATTAAAGAACACAACTGGCGCAACTGATGAACAAATTAAATCAACTGAAAAATACATAACTAAACAACAATTAGCCTTTGGTGTATCCGATACTAAGCTCCGCCCGGCACTTGGCAATTTAGCCCGAGCCACAGGCGATGTCACCAAGGCTCAAGATCTTACTAACTTAGCAATGGACATTAGTGCGTCTACTGGCAAAGATCTCGAAACCGTATCGCTTACCCTTGGCAAGGCTTATGACGGGAACTTTGGTGCGTTAAAAAGATTAGGCATTCCTTTAGATGAAAGCATCACAAAATCTGGCGATTTTAATGTGGTACAAGCCGAATTAACTAGATTGTTTGGTGGCGCAGCAGCTGCAAACACCGAAACTTACGCTGGAAAATTAGACATCTTAAGAGAGCGATTTAGCGAAATACAAGAAGGCCTTGGCCAAAAGTTATTACCTAAACTCACTGAACTTTTAGACATTGTTATCAAAGTATCAAAAGCCTTTAGCGGCGAGGATCCTGATGGCCTTACTAATCGCGCCCGGGAACTAGCTGGAGAAGTTAGCGATAACGGCGAATACAGTTTAGGTCGAAGTTTAGTAAATTTAGTTGATGCCTTTAAAACAATGTTTGGGGCATTAACCAGCAGTGAAGCATCAACAGGTTTAACTAATTTAGAAAAAACTGCCAACGCATTTAACAACATTGCAACCGCCATTACAAACATCTCGGATGCTTATTCTAAGTTAAAACCTTTTACGAAGTTTTTGCCAAGTGAATTTATTAAAAGCAAAATCTGGGATGCCTTGACAAACGATCCAGCAAAAGCGGCTGGTGGCTCGGTAATGGGTGGCAAGGCTTACACCGTTGGCGAGTTTGGCCCTGAAACCTTTGTGCCAAATGGCTCGGGATCTATCCGCCCTAATGGTGGGCTTGGCGGTGGCGTAACCATAATCATGAACGGTGTCATTGACGGTGAGTCTGCTCGCAGAAGCATTGAAAAGTTACTCCAAGATTCATCACGCCGAACAGGTGCGATCAATCTAGTCGGGGCTACATTGTGACAACGTATGACCCGTATCCAACTGTCACTTTTGCAGGGGCTACAACTTACGCCGATAACACGATCTCATCTATCTCGATCCGCATGGGCCGCGATGATGTAACCACACAACCGCAACCGGGTTTCGCATCCATCAGACTTTGGACAGATGCTAGTGAGCCATTGAGTGTGGCCTTGAGTCAATCGGTATCGGTATCCATTGACAAGGGAACATCAGGCACACAAGAAATCTTTGCTGGCATCATTTCAGACATTGACATCAGCCTTGAGCAGTACGGATCAGAAGGCTCAATCGCCATCTATCAGATCACAGCCGTTGGCCCACTATCGCAGCTGAACCGTCACTTGGTAGGCGCGGCTGGCTATGCCAAAGAGTATGACGGCACAAGAATCCTAAACATCCTTAGTGAAGCATTCCTGCAATCATGGGCAGATTTAAGCTCGACAATCACATGGAACGACCTGCCATCTGAAACTACTTGGGCCAGTTACGATGCCACCAATGTGGCCTTAGTCAATAACCTGACGGCCAATGTTGATGTGCCGGGTGTTTATGAATTGATGGCCTACTCCGATGGGGAATCCGATGCCTACACATTAACCACCAACGCAGCCAATTCGGGGCGTGGTGTGCTTTGGGAAGGTGGTGATGGCGATCTGCATTACGATGACTACGCCAGCCGATCTACAGCAATTCCACTAACCCTCACAGCTGATGACATCTTGGCCGCTGGACTCCGCACAGCTGCACAATGGGGCGAGATTGTAAATGATGTGAATGTGACATACCGGGCAGGTACTGAAAACGCCAGAGATGAAAACTCGATTATCCAGTATGGACAGTTATCAGGATCACGCACGACTCAACTACATGATGCGTCAGCTGCCTTGTCACAGGCTCAAGATTTCCTAGAATCCCGGGCATACCCAAGAATGTACCCAGAGCAGATCACAATCCCTTTACACTCACCAACCGTCAGCGATGCCACTAGGGATGCCCTAGCAGCCGTCTACAACGGTTTAAGAGTAGACACCTCGGCTTTGCCAGCAGTCTTTGGAACTACCTTTGACGGCTTTGTTGAGGGCTACACATGGAACTTGACCCGATACACCGCTGACTTGGCCCTGACCTGCTCGGCATACTCTGAAACTTATTTGAGTATTATCTGGGATCAAATACCACCAACTACAACGTGGGCAGGTTATACTCCAAGTACCACAGAATGGATTGATTTATAATGGCAACAACCACCAATTACTCTTGGAGTACGCCCGACAATACGGCGTATGTCAAGGATGGCGCATCGGCTATCCGTACTCTTGGTAGCGCAATTGATACAAGTATGTTTGCAGCTCTATCTGGCAAACCTGCTCAAGGTGTATTGTTAAACACAACAACTGTAAGCGCTGCAACAACTGTTACATTTACTGGTGTATTTAGCGCGGATTACGACATTTATTTATTGACTTACAATGGTAAAGCGGCTACTTCTGGAAGTGGATTTTTAAGATTGACTTTTGGTGCTACCAATACTGGTTATTATTTTAATTTGTTTGACGGTAGAAGTGGTGCGGGCAGTGTTGCAGTGCAATTACAGGCGTCAAATTCAAGCTCGCTTTCATTTAGTCCTAATTGGGATTTGGGCAGTAATTGCCAAACTTGGATAAGTAACCCGTTTAAGACTTTAGCGACTACGGTTAGCAGTCAATTCGCAGCCATGGACAGTGCGCCAGTTTCGACAAGTGGCAACGCAGGTGGCGCGTTAAACAATTCTACTTCTTACACTGCTTGCACCGTTACACCAAGCACTTCGACAATGACAGGCACATTTAGAGTTTATGGATTAAGGAATAGTTAGCATGGCAACCACAAAAACAGAAAGTTTTATTGCAGTTGAGGTAAATGTCGAAACTGGCGAAACAATAGAACGTCAAATGACTGCTAAAGAAATCAAAGATTTACAGGCAAGCCAAGCCCAAGCACAAGCCGAGCAGGATGTCACAGCAGCTGCCAAAGCATCAGCACATTCCAAACTTGCAGCTCTTGGATTAACTGCCGAGGAAATTGCAGCCCTTTAATGTCATTCCTAACTTGGTTTGCTCATAGTCCCATTGCATCATTTATTAAAGTGTTTGGTGCTGGTGTGCTTGGCTGGTTGCTCGTGAACGCTGACACACTAGGCATACACCCGGCATTAACCATTGGCTTAGTTTCGGCATTACCGATCATCATTAACTGGCTAAATCCAGAGTATGACAATTACGGCAGGGCCAACTTAGATGAAACCGATTAAGTCAGGCATTGTTTCATTTCCCTACGGGGCTAAATACAAAACTGGTGGCATTCATAAAGGTATTGACTACCGGGCAACTATAAACACACCAGTAGTAGCTGCAGTGCCGGGTGTAGTCGTACACGCTGGCAAGCACATCTATAAAAAGGGTTGGGGATACGCCTTTGGCATCCATGTCATAGTTGATAATGATGCCTTTGCAGACGGTACAGCAGGCCTGTGGGCAGGTTATTGCCACCTCAATGGAGTAACTGTGTCAGTTGGCCAGAGAGTACGTCAGGGCCAATTAGTGGGCGTATCAGGCAACACAGGGCGATCTACTGGCCCGCATCTACACTTTCAAATCCTTGCTAGTCGCACATGGAATCCAATCAAGTTTCGCAACCCTGATAAATGGATAAAAGCATGAGCCAATATATAAGCCGTAAGTCAGACGCATCATCTAGAATCCCTACACAATCCTTGCAGGGTGATGTGTGGAGTACCTTAGAAGTCGATGGCCTGTATTCAGTTATTCCTAATGCAAACTCATCCACCGGGGCTTTCTTTGCTGCCTACCTAAACATCAAAACACCTAAAATTGGTGGGGCATCACAGCTGACAATCAAGTGGGTCAGAGATCCTAAAGGCATAAATGATGCAACTGGATACCAGACAATCAACCTCAATAAAGGCGGCACTACCTTTGTAAAGGATGTCTGGATTTTTCAATCAAAGAAAGGCCAGCCAGTGGCATTGATGATGAAGCCAAATGGCAAAGCCACTATTACTACACGCGAAATTAAGTTGGCCATCTCATGAGTCAGTTAATCAATGCCGGGCAACTTGCGGCAGCTCTTATTGCGATCCTTACCCTTGTTGGAATGCTGGTCAAATGGGGCATAGTCAAGCCCATAAAGGCCTACATTGACACAATGACCTATGCCATCCAGCCTTATGCCAATGGCGGAAAATCCTTACCAGACTTGATAAATAAGGTTGATGCACTACATCTTGTGGTCCAAAACCACATAGACACAAGCCACAACACGCCTGTTTTCTCAAAGTGCTTGTGCGAGTCCTGCCTGACGTGCTAAAACTATTCATGTAGGCGCCAAGGCTTACAACTAAGAATAGGAAATCAGGGCATGACAATAGCAATTCTTTTTT